GCCCTGGATTCCTATTCTAGGACCGATACTAGGCATATAATCTCCTCCTTAAACTACATCAAAAAGCATCTCAGTCTGAGTGAGATGCGATCCTTTTTGTTTTCCTCCGGCATCAATGGCAGAACAAGCGAGAATGTCCATCATCTCATCGTATGGAGTGATAAGTACCTCTTGCTTGCTCATGCCCATTTTTCTGCCGTAATAAATAAACCACGCTCGATTTAATCGGATGTTTCGTTTATCTCTTCTTTTTTTTTGGGTTCTTCGACCTCAACCGTCCGATTGACTGCATAAATCGTGCCAAGTGCTTCACCATACAGTTTTGTCATATCTGCATCGTCAATCAGCATGCACTCCTCTTCCGTCAGCGGATTCGGTTTATAATCGGGATCTTCAAACCGTTTGTTATCTTCGTAGGCTTTGCTCAGAATGCAAACGATTTTGATGATGTTCTTCATTACATCAATTTCATCTCCCTGGACAAGCATCGTGATGTTATTCAGCTTTCTTTCAGGACACATCTCAGTCAGTTCGCATACCGCACCGACTGATTTGAGCATTCCTACTTCTCTCCCATGAATTTTCATACTTACCTCCGTTTATTGCAGATTAGGCAGCAAGCATTGCCTGTACAACAGCTTCAGCGAGTGCTTCAGTTGTCTGTGCTTCGGCAATTCTTCTCCATCTGTGATTTGTGGAATCATCACGCATGATCGTTGCTTCCAGTTCAGCAGTCTGGAATTCAATGTTCTCTTCCTGTGTTGCAGCCTCAAGTCCGTCATCAGCGAACTGAACCTTCGGAATTACATACGGAACATAGGAAGTGACACCGTTCTCCATGTAGCGAACAACAAAGCCGACACCGACATACGGTCTTTCCTGTCTGTCATCGTATTCCTGTACCTTGACAGTGTTACTGCCTACCGTCAGTTCCGTCTCTGTCGGAAGACCCATGATGAGTTTTCTTGCTTCATCCTTCAGTCCATCGACTGTCAGAGTGACTGTACCGCCAGCAAATGCATTTCCGGCAGACTCCGCAAGCACGTTGTCTGCGTAGAAATCATTTGTGTCGGCTGTTTCAATATCAAGGGATACATCGACACCTCTTGCCAGTGCCATACCGCCGGAGTATGTCGGATTGCCTTCGTTTGCGTTGTAAATAGCAACATACGGTTTGGAAAAACCTGTAACTACTCTTCCGTTAGCCATTTCTTTTTCTCCTTTTCATAAAAAAAGGCGGTTAGAGATAATCCTTGTAGAATTTTCCACCGCCTTGTTTGCTCCAAAATCTTTCTAATTCTTCGTTGAATTTTTGCTCAATAGCCGCTTCCGCTTTTGCCTTTGATACTCTGACCGTCATGTCCATGAATGGCTGTTTCTGCATATAGGAAGTTCCACCGTTGATTGACCTTGCAATCATTGCATTCGGCTGTCCTTTTGGATACTTCTTAGTCTTCACTTCGTTGTATCCGTCAAAGCCAAGTTTCACATCAAAAACACCGCCTTCTTTTCGCTTCATTTTTGCGATACCCATCGAATCGATGAGTCCTTTCAATTGAAGCGGTGAAGGAAAGTGGTGCTGTCGATGCCTTGAGTGGTATTCCTCCGTCACGATATGTTGTTCCATGAACACCTTACATGTGTCAGCAACAATCTTTGCTCCTGGATAAATCGACTTAGCGATAATCCGTTCTGTCTCTTTTTCGGTGGCTACAAGCAAGTCAAGGAATTCTTCCATGCCTTCTACTTTGACCTCAGCCATTACAGAAGACCCCATCTCCATGTGTGATGAATGTAGTTCGTTTCTTCCTCAAACTGCGTTCCATCGTAACTCCACCAAAGACCTTCAATGCCGTTCAGAATGTTCTGAATCTCATCGAACATAGTGTCAAACTCCGTCAGTGTGTAGAAATCCACTGTGCCGGAGATTGACTGTTCGCCTTTGTGATTATCGGCTTCAAGAGAAGACATCTCACCGTCTTCCTCCCATATCACATACCGTCTCTCAGTGCCTGGTCTCCAGTAGTGATAGACAGAAACATTGTTTTCATGGAGTACATCAGCCAGTTCAAATGCCAGTCTGATCCGCTCCAGTTTAGTCTGTAAGGACATCATAGTTCGTATCTAACCTCTGCATTTCCATCGTGGTGTACATCAGGTTCGTGTTTTCCTCGATTACATGATGAACACTATTGATTCTGAACTGTTCTCCATTTCCGAGCATTGCGTACATTCCGGCACGAACCTTGCGGTTGTGATGAATGTACACATACAGGTCAACTCTCTCATTTACACCCCTTGCGAGGTACTGACGATTGAGTCCGACCGTTCTCTCTTGAAACCAAAATCTGCCGATTTTTTTCAGCTTCTGAACAGGCATTCTGCCGAATTCAGCCGTATTCTCCAGTGTGCAAACAAACAGGACTCCATTGTCTAGAATCATGTTTCTTTTACCTTCTGAGACATTAAGCGGTTATTGAGATTGTATCGAAGCATACGTGGCATATTCTGAATGTAATAACTCGTATACTTCGATCCTGTGGTCTTACGCTTATCGTAAAGCCACGTTGCATACATGCTGACAAGCATTTGGTCATCCACTGTGTCTTCAAGGACGATGCCTTCACGCTCGATGTAGGAAATAGAGGAATTGACATACCACATCAGTTCCTCTTCCTTCGATGCCTTGGCTTCATCATCCATGTAGTCAAGTATGAGTTCCAAACTCTTTTCGAGCATGGATAATATCGTGTCTGTACTCATATCTGCCATACCATGCTCCTTTCAAATGAAAGGGAGTGCCGAAGCACTCCCCTGTTTTATTAAGCGTTTGCTGTGTCAGCTGCGAATGTTACGCCTGTCGCAACAGGTGCAGTTGTGGATGCAATCTTGACCGCTGCGAATGCCTTCGCAACCATCGGCAGACCATCATAACGAGCAGTTCCCTTCCATACTGTCTGATCCTGAAGGAAGCGTACATGCTCAGATTCAGCGAACTGCTGTCCTGCACGTTCAGCAAGCAGATACAGGTCGAAGTATCCGAAGATGATGTCATTGTCAGGAATGAAATCGAGGACAACGATGTCACCGCCGATAACAGGCATTGTGCCGTTTACACCGCTCACGATTGCACCGCTTGCGTTAACAGACATCGCTTCCTGAAGCAGTGTTGTATATGTCTTGTCATTCATGATCCATGTGATTCCACCTCTTGCGAAGTCATTGTGAATGACATTGCGACCGCCTACCAGTCCCTGGAACAGTTTGATGCCTGTTGCGTTCGCAGCAGTGATGTTGAACAGGTTGGTTGTATGGAGGTCAACCCATGTCGGAGCTGTTGCCGGATAGTCAGACGGTGCTTCTGTCTGAGCAAGACGAGAAACAACACCGAGAGGCATCTTGTTATTGGTAGATGTGTTCTTACCATACAGAATTGCCTTATCCAGTGCATAGCCGATACCTGTGCCGATAGCAGTCAGAATTTCGGATGCCAGGTTAACATCAGAGTCCTCAAGGTTAGCATTGCAGACTGCATAGTAGCCACCGACCTTGTAGCAGTCTACTGTGAGGTCTGCGAATGTCATGCTCATTTCATTGAGGTTTGCACAGCACTCTGTCCAAATTGCTTCCTGAAGACCAGACATGACGAGCATGCGACCTGTTCCGCTCAGTCTGCGAACAGTGACCCTGGAATACAGTTTGGAATAGTCCATGATATTCTCACGGAGAATGCCGAGGAATACTTCAGGAATTGTCAGACCGATGTTGTTAATCGCTCTCTTTTCCTTCATTGCAGTTCTTGTTTCATCGAGGAAGTGCTTAACATCTTCCTGTGCGAAGATGGCAGTGCGTGTAGCCATGTCCATCTTGTTGAAAACATTTCTTGTGTCCATGTTTACTTTTACCTTTCTAGCCTCTTCAATCGGCTTCTCTTCTTCTTTCGGAACAGGCTCTGTGTCCTGTTCATTTTCCTCTTCTGCGAGGTCTGCTTTCAGTCCGGCAATTTCGTCTTCCAGTGCCTTCTTGTCAGCATCAAACTTTTCTTTGTCGGAATTAAAAACAGCGATCTCTTCATCGACCGCCTTTGTTTCGTCATCCGTTGTTGCTTCTGCGATTGCCTTCTCAAGATTGGATTCTCTTGTCTGAAGTTCTTCTTCGTTCTTCAGCAGTTCAGCGAGAGCCTTTTCCTTGAGGTCAATCTGCCTTTTCAGCATCAGTGCCTTCAGTGCCATCCGCTTCTCTTCCTCCTTTTAATTTCTTTAAGAGTTCTTTTTTGCGGAGTTCAAGTCTCCGCTTCTTCATGTCATCAAGCTGCTTTCCACGAGCAGAAACGTTGGTTGCTTCGTATGCCGGAAAAACGCAAGGACTCACTTCATACAGTGGATTAACCTTCGTAATCGTCCAGTGAACAGAACCGTCTTCACCGTATTCCGTCTCTTCCGATTCGATGTTGAATCCAAAACTGCATCCTGTGATGTCACCACGTTTGATCCGTTCGTAGGCATTCATCGCATCTGTATC